ATAAGGGCTGTGCCCACTTTGCCGTCCTGCATCGTACGCTCTGAATCGTCAGGAGCAGTGGGCAAGTAACTGCTAGGCACACGTAAACCACGGGCCATTTGGTTGTTAAAGTACTTTAAATCGTCAATTTCGCCTAGATTTTGACCGCCGGGTAGCACATCTACTGAACTGCCACGTCCGTCTGCACCTGTAGGAAAGAAAAAGTCTTCGTTGATTGATAATGGGTTGTAACTGGAATCCATGATGTTGCCACCGCCACCGCCGAATGTGGGTATTCTACGCTGGTGCATTTCGTTTTTCACACGCTCAACAAACTGCATGGCCAGGTGGCTGGGCATGTTGCCCACGTCAATTTTGAACACTCTGCGCTCTGGAGCACGTTGCACACGATAGATCAACAAGGCATCTTCCAGCAGTTCTTTTTGTTTGAATACCTTGAAGATGTTTTCTAAAATGCTTTTACCAAATGGCCAAAATGTGTCCAGGCCCTCGTTCAGACTCATATGTACCACATGCTTGGCGTCAATACAAGTTTCGTTCACAGCACGACTGAAACGACTGGTACCTGTCATTGCTGTGTTGGGCATGGTATAGCCACCGCCCTGCTGATAGCCACCGCCAGTGGGCGGGTTGACCATGAAGTCTGTGGTGGTCTTGGCTGCCACTGTCAAGTTCTGGAAGTTGGGGTTGATGTCACGAATAATGTACTGCTCAGGGCGTTTGCCTTCTGATTCGTTCACAATAACTCTGCTGACTTTTGACATGTCTACCCAGTACATTTCAAATGTTTCTGGATCACGCACAAAGATTTGATCACCGTACTTGATGGTGTTGCGGAACAGTTTGAAGATCCGCTGATCTAGTTTGTTGAGTTTGGTCCACTGTTGCATCTGTTTGCGGATAATCTCAATTTCGTGATCAGTTGGCTCATCTGAATACTGTATCTCAAATGGTGTGTTGTTGTCGTCGTTGAGTTGTGTGGAAAACTCAGCAATGATGTCTAAACAGGCGTTGACTTCCGAGTCAGCATCCATGTTCTCATACTGGTTGTAGCGTTCAATTCGGTTGGGGTGTCCACTATACACTTCTGGCAAGCGTGACGCATAGTTACGGAACGCAAAGTCAGTTTGAGCCAGATTTGATCCGCGTCCATCGTTCTTGGGATATCCGGGCAGGCCCGAATCTCTACCGCCCGAAATAGGGCTCATCTGACCCGAAAGGTCAGCAACTTTAAAATATTTTTTCCATCCAGCCATAGTGTATTATTTATCGTTAACCACGTGAGGCCTGAAGTATCTTGGAATTTATGGAATTGTTGTTGCTCATTAACCCAATTAATTCAGATAGCAGGCTGTTGTTGTCACTCAGCAGGCCGATTTGTTCTTGCAGGCTTCCAGTGAATGCAGGCATTTCAACTGGCACACTACGTCCTCCGGCTAAAGGAATAACTGCCTCATCTCCGTGTAACATACCTCTATACCCAGATTTTGGTCCAGACACTATGCCACCGTAGGCCATCTCAAAATGCACAGGATCATTAGGAACTCGTTGAAATAGTCCTTGAGCAGTCAATGCTTGCAGAGCCGCAGGATCCATGTAGTTTTGTATGTCAACTGCCATGCCTGATTGGTGTCGACTATTTCCAGGAGCAGCCTTAGGATTGTTTCCTGAGTTAACTGCGGCCTGTTCTTCTGCACTTCTGTAAGCACTGTTAATTTGCAGTTTTTTACCAGTTGCTTGATAATATTGATCAGCGGCTGCTAATACCTTCTCACGTAAATTTTGATCCATTTGATCAAAATGTTGTCTGCTACCAGTACCACCGCCAAATACCAGCAGGTCTTCAGGTTTTCGCTCACCGCTGGCAGCACCACCAGAATAGTTTATTTTGCCCATGTAGCCAGCAACACCACCAACTGCGGCACCAACACCTGCACCAACTGCGGCACCTACCGGTCCAAATACCATTCCTCCTGCTACAGCACCTGCGGTTCCGTAAGCGGCAGCACCTGCGGCAGCACCTTTACCACCACTTAGCGGTGCCGCTTTTGCGTTTTGTTTTGTTATGCCAGGTATTTCTGCACCAGTAACTTTGGCAACATAGCCCAGCAGTTCGTTTAAAGATGTTGTAAATCCTTGAATGGCTGTGGCCGCACTTGGCATCAAACTAAATCCTAGATTGGCAATTTGTCTACTCATCTGTTCAAGATTTATTTGTGCTTTGATTGTGGCATCAGTTAGTTTATCTGTATTGTTGAGTTGACCTTTTTGAGTTTCGTCAAGTTTTTTTACAACATTACCATTAGCGTCAAACTGTGCGTTGGCTATGGCCACACTCTCGGCCAGTTTAGGATAGGCTCCTACCGAATCGCCAGCGGCTTTACCGTGAGCAATCAAACTTTGTTCGTTGGCTTTTAGACTGGCTTGTAATTGTTTTTGTGCTTCTATTTGATCTATCTGGCCTTCTTTCAATCGATCCATAATGGCTGCCGCTTCACCATTGGTTGCTAACAATACCTTTTGTGATTCTGCTGTGGAGGCATTGCCTGACGCTAGATCTCGTATGCCTGCGCCAAAGCCAGGACCTAAACTGGATACTTGAGTTTGAAAGTCTCTAATGGCCTTGGCAGCCTTGCCTCGACCTTCTTGTTCCATTTCCATTTGTGAGGCCAGGAATCTAGTTTCATTCAAGGCAGCATCTTGTTGCTGTTGAATCTGTTCCTTGTTCATGCCTGTGAGTTTGCTGAGTTCATCCAATTCTCTAGCGTAAGCAATACTGCCTTTGGTCACTTGCTCTTGTGTGAGTTGACTTTGTTTGCCCAGTAGTGTTTGCTGTTTCAAGAAACCTGCTGCCGTCTGACCAATTTGATCTGCACTGAATCCCAGTTTGCGAAGTTCTGTGCCTGCATCACTGTCGACAATGGCACCCACTGCCTTGGTAAATTGATCAGCACCTTGACCTACTATACCGCCAAATCGTGCCAGAGTTCCTGCATTGTCCGTGACCACTTTCTTGAAGCCGTCCATGCTCATGCCAGACTTGATAAACTGCTGTTGCAGTCCAGTCATACCCTGAGCAGTCAACGCACCTACTTGTCCTAGATCGTTGAAGGCTTTAGAGGTTTGTTGCAATTGATCAATTACAAACTTGCTGGCTTCACCTGTGGCTTTGACAGTAGCAGATAGTGCTTCTCCTGCAAAAGGAACTGCCTTGGCCATTGCAGACAATGCATTAGAAGCAACATCAACAACTGAGTTTAATTGAGAGAAACTGGTATCGCCTTTGCCAAGACTCTTAGCAAAATTGCCCATAGACTTTGCATATTCAACAGAACCGTCTTTGAATGCTTTACCGGCTGCTTTGAACCCTGTAGCAGAGTCTTCAACGGCTTCGTTGGCGCCTTGCACAGCATTGCGCAGGCGTTCCATTTCTTGTGCTAGTTCGTTTTCTGTGGCCATGGTTTTTGTGTCAATAAGTAACAGTATATTTATGGTACCAAAAAATGCCCAATCTTGATAACCCTCTGCGCCGACATTTTCGGCAGCCTGTCATACACTTACGCTTGCCGTCGGGTGGCAGATTCTATCCACCAGGAGCACTAAACATGCCCCCGTCAGGAGAATTGCCTGTGTTGCCCATGACTGCTGTGGACGAAATTGTCACACGCACTCCTGATGCATTATTCAACGGTTCAGCCATTCCTGACATTGTGAGCAGTTGTATTCCAGCCATACGTGATCCATGGTCAATACCATCTGTGGATCTCAATACTATCTTGGTTGCCATGCGTCTTGCTAGTTACGGGCACAAAATGGATGTAAACAGTACCTGTCCTAGTTGCACAAACAACAACGAATTCGATCTTGATCTGCGTGTGATCATGGACAGCCTAAAAACTCCAGACTACGACACGCCACTGGTATTAGGCGATTTAACTATAACATTTGTACCACTCAGTTACCGTCAGATCAATCAAAACAGTCAAATGCAATTTGAAGACCAAAAACTCATGCAGGCGCTCAACAGCACTGACATGGACACTGAGCAAAGACTGACCATGCTGAGTGAAAGTTTTAAGAAAATCACGGCCTTGACAGTACGGGCTATTGCTGTGAGTATTTCTAGCATACAGACCCCTGATGCCTTGGTAACTGAATCAGATTACATCTTGGAGTTCTTGAACAACTGTGAAAAAGATATATTTCAACAGATCCGAGATCATGCCATTGCACTCCGACAGGCCGGAGAGATCAAACCTCTAGACATAACCTGTGGTGAATGCAGTCACAAGTACACCCAAGACTTTAGTTTGGATATGTCAAATTTTTTCGAAACCAACTCATAGTCTTAAACTCTGACGAAATTTCTGATCTAGTAGATCGGATGGATGCAGAAACCAAAGGCATACGTCAAGAACTGCTCAAAATGTGCTGGTACATGAGAGGTGGATTGACTTATGATGAGGCCGTGCAGTTGGGTGCTCAAGAACGCGAACTTATCAGCAAACTTATTACTGAGAATTTGGAAACAACCAAGAAGTCCGGAATGCCATTCTTTTAAACTCATATGAATCTCAAATTGATTATTCCAACCATACCCAATTGGCCTCAACCAGGAGTAAACTTTCTTGATATTACTCCTGTGCTAGAAACTCCCTCGGCCTTTGCACACTGTACCGATTGGTTGATCCGGTGTGCGCAGTCTGCAGGTGCTACCAGTCTAGTGGCCATGGAAAGTCGTGGATTTCCTTTTGCTGCCGCGGCGGCTCATGCCGCAAACCTGCCTTTGATCCTGGCAAGGAAACCAGGCAAATTGCCCAGACCGGTGTATGCAAAAACATATAACACAGAATACAGCACAGATACTGTGGAAATCAAAATATCAGCGCCAGTAGGTGCTAGGCCGCTTGTGGTAGATGATCTCTTGGCCACTGGAGGTACCATACAGGCAGTGTCAGAACTGTTGACCTGTGATTTTGCCGTTGATCAAGTGGCAGCCGCAGTGATTGTGAACTTAAAGTTTTTACCTGGCGAGTCTGTGTTGAATCAAAACTCAATACGATTGTTCTCACTTGAAGACTATGTATGACACTGTCATTTTAATAGCCTTACCTGAAGAGGCACCTGACCTGGCTCACATGATGAACTTGTTTTATACAGGTGTGGGCAAGGTCAATGCTGCCATTGTTACCGCAGAAGTCGTTGCCAAGTACCGACCCCAACGTATCATCAACTTTGGCACCGCCGGTGGCATTACAGTTGAACCAGGATTCTATCAGTGTACTAGATTTGTACAGCGAGACATGACCTGTGAAGTCTTGGGTTGTGTGCCAGGTCAAACACCTTTTGAAACTGATGTGCATATTGGTAGTTCAACAGGATTAACTTGCAGTACCGGTGATAACTTTGTGATGAATCCCAAACTAGAGATACCAGCAGACGTAGTGGACATGGAAGCCTATGCCATTGCCAAAGCCTGTGACAAGTATCATGTTGAATTTGAGTGTTGGAAATACATCAGTGATCAAGCCAATCATGATGCACACCGTGATTGGAAGCAATCGATTGCTCAAGGGCAATCACATTATATTTCCAGATTAAAAGAGTTACAGTTACTTTCAAGACTTACTGCGTAAGTCTGTTGTTTTCGCTTGCGCTCAACAACTGATTGTTTTTTTTAATTAGTTGAATTTAGTATCATCCAGATTATGTGGTCATAATTCACCGTATGCACGGTGAAAATGAGAGCGCATCATCCGAGTGACAGCAGTCATCTATACTAATGAGATTGTGTTTGCACACACGGAGGCGGTTGACCGGTACCCCCTACTCACGCTTCACATATCAACGGAACCCTAGTAACCCGATATAGATCCAAGTCCTATAAGCATGGGGTGTATCTTCTTCACAGAGCCCAAACCATTTGTTGCCTTAAGTTAGCAATTTGCCTTTGACGCCCAAGTCTAGACCGGGTATTCCACCGTTCCTCAATGGGGCTGAGCCATAGCACTCAGCACTGTGTCGTGATCGCTGCCTGTTAAATTTTGTTTAATATATGTGAGCCATGCACCCTAACCTGGATGTGGCCATTGTAATAATCTTGTGATTCTAATACTCGTCTTGAAAATTGTTCTCTAGCCTCAATGTATGAGCATTCTGACTTGCTTTTGCAATAGTAAAGTATTTCTCTGGTGAAGTTTTCGGTGCCTAGTTTGATTACGTCTGCGGTTAATTCTGGGCTTGACCCGTAGTACTCTCTCCAATCACTGTCGATCTTGGAGCGTATCTTCTTCCGCTTTTTTGTGCCGTTTTTTTGTTTTACAGTCTTGTATGTGGTTTTTGAAAATTTTGCTAATTTTTTGCCTATGTACTTGCGTCCAGTGAGATTATTTGTGATCAAGTAAACAAATCCAACACACTCTTCGGGCAACGTCTCAATTGGGGTATTTTGATATTGCCATGTCATAAAAATGTAAGATTTGTCCTTGCGCTATACTTAGTTTGTCTCCCATCCAACCGCGTAATTTTCGTCCACAATTGACGTAGAACACTTTTGACTGCATTCTACCCAGGTTTTAGACGGATCCGTAAACCCTTGACTGCACTTGTGCCAGAGCGGATCTGAAACAATCTCATCAAAAGTTCGATTGTGTAAGTTCATTTGCTGCCTGTGTCTTGCGAAAAAACTGTCTGACCATTGGATTGTTTTGTTGCCGTGAGTCAGACTGGTATATGGAAAACTGGTCCAACTGCAAGGAAAAACAACACCTTCAGCATTGACATAGATGCCTCTGTTGCCTATTTCACATAACGGAGTGATTGGTTGATTTCGATATTTTTGCTGTATTTCGATAAATTTTTCTTTGTTGTATTCTAGATAATCATGATTGCTTTGTATACGACCACTGAGATTCACAGTACTACGTTCATAGCGATGACTGGAACTTATGAATTCTTCTCTGGGCTCCAGTGGATCGTTAGGGCCGCCATACCCTCCATACTTGCTACCAAACTTGGTACTCTTGGTCAGTTGCAATGAATCCATGCCCAAGGCCCTGGCCTGATCAGCAATGTGATCAAGATGATCTTGATTGAAACTAAACACAATAGTGGCCCAGTTTATAAACACCTTTTGATTGGATTTTCTCAAGGCCTTGATGCCACCGACGATGCTATCCCAGTTGCTGTTGATTCTGTATAAGTTATTGCTGATATCGTCGTATCCATCGATACTAAAATTCACAGTATCATATTCATTGAGTACAGAACCAAATTCTGCCCACCACTTGGGCTTTTTATAACTGCCATTGGTAATGGTAAAGATGTGTATGCGTGGATTGATAGATTTGATATATCTGCAAATTTCAATATACTCTCGGCAATAGATAGGATCTCCTACATCACCGCACATGGTCACACGACGAACGTGGTTGCGCAACATGTCTTCTGTAAAAAATCTTTTTACAAAATCCAAAGTCATGTTTTTGTTGAGCCAGGGTGTGTCAGGATGTTCATTTCGAGGACACCGTGGACACTTTAGTGTGCATACAGCACTAGGTTCTAGATGCCAATGATAGAATTGCCAGTTTACAGCCATAGGTCAACTCTCTTGATAGTATCAGACATTGCAATATTTTTTATGTCTTGTGCCAAGTCCACTGTGTTCATTTTGACACAGTCCACATGTTTTATCATGGCAGTATCAATTGGTCCAGGATGAATAATTTTCATGTTGCATTTGGCAGTCAACAACATGGCATCATGTGCTTGTTGTAGGGCTTGTTTGTGCAAACGATAAGACCAATATCCTAATTCGTGTTCGGATCTTTTGTAAGTGATAACTCTACTGCCAATGGTAATAATTTTTTTAGTAAAATCATTCTTCCAATGATCATAGAAAAACTCCAACACATCAACCTGTGCGAAACCATCATAGGCACAGTTGAACACACAATCGTGGTCTAAAAATTGTGTACCCCAATCTTTAATATTTTTAATATCGTATCCTGTTGATCGTGAAACCGTGGTAACTGAGTGACCAGGATATGCATTGCCTAATGCTTGTGCTAGACCTTTGGTACCAGTGATTAGTATCTTCATGCTAGTTCAACATCTGTATTGTAACTGGTAAAGCCATTCTCTTTGATTACTTTGAGAATGTTCTCCACACGCCCGGCCAGTTCATCACGATGCGAAACAAGCCAGATAGATTTGTGTCGTTCTCTACTCATCTTCTTGAGTAAGGCTAGTGCATTTTCTACACCTTGTGTGTCTAATCCGTTGTCGATCAGTTCGTCAATAAACAACAAGTTGATAGGGCTGTATAAACTTTCCCACACGTCACGGAACGCCCAACTCATACTCAAGATCAAGCGATTGCGTTCGCCGCGACTCAAATTGTCAAAGTCCAGTTCACGTCCTAGTTCTTCAATGCTCACAGTTAAATCGTTCTGGAACTTCACAGTATGTGGCAAGCCGATGCGATCCAGATAGTGTGTGAGTCTTGCATTTAGATAACTCAAATTCTGATCAATAATCTTCTTGCGAACAAAACTATCTTTGGAAGTCAGTAATTTGAGCAAGAAGTCTTGATGATCTTGTACTCTGGTAAGTTCGTTTAACGCATCATATGACACAACTTGCAACGCTTGTCCCTGCATGTCTGTGATCTGTTCTTCATAAGGATCCACCTCCACTTGTCTTGCAGTCAAATCTTTACGCAAAGTCTCCACAGTATTGCGATGGTTCAAGGCCTGTTCTAGTGAGTCATAGAACACAGAAGGAGCCGCTCCCAGTTTGCCCAGTTCTTTCAAGGTATTCTGGTGTTCGTTTCTTTGTGTGTCATTGGCCAAGAGTTGCAGTGCTGTTTCTTGTACCAAGGCCTGTTTGGCCTGTTTCAACTCATCCTGTTTGTCATCATGCAAGTCTTGACCACACGAGTGACACTTGTGAGCGTCCAAGGCCTTAATTTCAGTTTTGAGTTTGTCTAATATCTTTTTTAGTTTGATATCATCTGCATCAATTTGACGAATGTAACGGGTGGCATCGTCTATGGCTTTCTTCTTCTCATGAAATGCTTCTAGGTCCCTATGTGCTTGGACTTCGGCATCAATGTCAATGTGTTCAAGATCCGCAATGGCCTGCGCTAGTTTACCTACGTCTTCATCACGCCGG